TTTGCCTCTTGTTGTATAGGACAATACCTTGGTCTGCGATTGCCGTTGCAAACTCCCTACTGCCTTCTGCTAAGTGCGCTTGCCTTAGTGTTATCTCTTGCCACCCCATGTGTGGCCTGTTCCAGTGAAACCTAACAGTCTCATAGCCCAGTGATTCATCGTACCCATAGCCCACTGGATAGATGTCGAACTTACACACATCAATATCTGTATCGTCTATGGTAACTTTGATGCCTTCCTTCGTGCGCTTGAAAGGTTTCGGCATAGGTACAGAGTTAGCTACTTTGTCTAACGCCTCTTGTGAAACAGCCACCTCTTGATACTGCACCCCAAGTCTGGCAGGTGAACCGATCTTGCCTTTGAACTTACAACCTCTACATCCGTTCGGTCTATCCGCTTCAAACTTCGCACAGGTTGTTGGGCCAGTAGTGGATTGTTTCCAGTGAGCAAGTTTCTGTATGGTTGCTTTTTCGTCATAGGCTGGATGTTGGTTACTCCATTCTTTTGCGGTGTTCTCAGGATCAATACAGTGCGCGGCTACTCCTATTAGGTCATACCATAACGGCTCATCGACCTCGCCTTGATTGGCTATAGCCCACTCAATCTGCTTACACTTGCTTGCTACTACTGACCCAACAGCAGGGGGAAACTCTTGTTTTACTGCTAGGTTATCCAGCAACGAGTTCTCACGAGTAGGACGTACACTAGTCCCAGGCGACGCTCGGAAGTAATAACTTAGACAATCTCTCAGAGTCGAAATATTTACAGGCTCGGCATCGACAAGTAGCTTTACTTCGTTACCACCCTTTGTGTTTATTGTACCAACAGGGCGTAATACTCTCGCGCTATCAGCAGGTACAGCAGGGTCAACATCAAACCCTTTTGCTACACAGGCTTGCTTCATAGCCTCGGCTAGAGGCTTCCATTCTTCTGGCTCTAATTCTTTATCAAGCACCCAGTAAACATGTAGTCCGTTACCAGAGTGGATGATTAGCGGCTTGGGTAGTTTCATATCAGAAACAAATTTACCCAGTGCTACTAGTCCTTCTTTCCATGTAGGGAAAGGTTTGCCTTCACCGCAGTCTACATCAACAGCTACTAGCTTGGTTGCTCGTACATTCTCTTGCTTTCTATTGCCCTTATTACCGAAAGCAGAGACAGCGAAATAGACATTCTTATCTGGCTGTGATGTCGATAGCCTCTTACAGGCTTTAGCGAGTTCCTCTACCGTGTCAAAAAACCCTTGTTGGACTTTGCCATCAGGAGCTATAAGTGTAGTTACATAATACCCTTCAGACGGTAGGACTCGCTGTAAAAATTTCAGCGTATCCATTTGTTGTTACCTTCACAGTTTTGAAAGGGGGCGTTAAACCCCCTCTCTTCTACCTTAGTCTTGTTTGTCCAAAATCTCAAGAAGCCTTTGGAAACGATACTTTTGCTCTAAAGCAATAACATCTGGTTGAGGCCAACCTTCTGTCATCAAGGCTAGTAGCTGTCTCAGCATGTCACGAACTTTTATATCGTTCTTCTTACGGATGGGCTTACCCTTTACCCATGCGTAGTAAGTCATCCGTGACACACCAAGTAGCTCAGCCATATTGCCTGTAGTAAGCAACATATGTTTCCGCAGTGCTTCCACTTTCGTGAAGTCTAGCGGTGGCATATTAGTCATCAGCTGATCCAATCAAGTCAGCGATCTCTGCCGCTAGGTCATTAGCCGCCCCATTGACAGCAGGTGCAGGTGCAGGTTCTTCAGCTACCTTTGGCGCAGGTGTAGGTGCAGGTTCAGCAGCTTTCTTAGCACCGAACCCTCTTACAGGAGCAGGTTCCTCTGCGGTTGGCTCAGGTGCAGGTGCAGGAGCGACAGGCTCAGGCTCTGCTTTTACAGGTGAAGGCTTAGCTACCTCTACTGGTTTAGCAACAGCAAGTTCTCCTGTGATTGTCTTGACCTCGTCAGTGCCGAACAACTTATCAACAGCGTTTTGCGTTCCCTCATCATTGAAGCCGCCAAAGGCGAACGTCAGCTTGGGGAATGAAGCGTTGGTATCAAACGATACTCTGGTACGCACAATCTCTGGCGCAATGCCACGGACTGATAGTTCCTTATGGTATGCGTTCAGACCCTTCAGTGCCGCAGGTGTAACTTGCAGCAGATAGATAGCACCCTCGGCATCGTCAGCCGATACGATAGCTAGTCGCTTCTGGTCAGAACAAGCCTTCACTTGCTGTCCTGTAGCTGTCACTTTAGACCCCCATGCGTTCTTGGCGCATGATGAACACAAGTCATTTTGTGGTGCTTCCACCTCAGGATGTGGACTAATGCCATCAAGTGAGAAGCAATCAGGTGCGGCAGGTTCAGCATCCTTGCTCCACTCTTTAGCGTACCATGTCTTTGATAGGTTAGGATTAGCCCCAACAATCACAGCTTCTAGTACATTGCTATCAAGTACAGTCTCGTTACCGCCCTCTACAATACGAAAGCGTGAGCCTTTGATTGAGATGCGTGGGTATGCGTCACCCTCTGCGTTTGACAGGCCACCTTTGATAGAGTCTGCTAGAGCAGATGGCTGTCCAATTTTATTTGCCAAGTGTGCAGGTACTTGGATGTTAGTCGGTATAATATCGTTCATATTTATCTCCTAGTCTTCGACTTTGTTTGCAGGTTTACGGACGTTTACATCAATGCGTGTTCCGTAATTCACGCCTGACGGTACGGCTTTTTGCTGATCTATATATCCACGAACAGCGTTCTTACTGACTCGCTTCTCTAGCATGTCGTATGCATCGTTCGCTTTGATGAAAGCTAGGACAGCATCCCAGTCTGCTACATTTGCGTAGTCATTGGTTGTGACAAAGGCAGTGCCATGTGCTGTCTTGAAAGACGTTACTCCCTCGGCATCAGCTTTTGTCTTTATCCACGCCTCAAGTTTCGCCATCTTGTCCTTGAGTTCTTTGACTTGGTCTTTGATCTCAGCTTCAAGAGCTTCCTTCTTATTGCGATACTTGAGGTACGCTTCTATCACTTGGTCTACAGTTAGATTCATAGTGTTACCTCGTTTCTTGTTGTATCAAATCAAGCAACAAGCCCTGTAGTTTCTGCTTGTTCTTGAGCCGTTCATACATGCGGTACTCTACTTCGGTACTCTCAATGTGAACTACGTTTGATACATGTTTTTTACCAATACGCTCTATCCGTCCATTCGCCTGAACATATTGTTCGTTGCTTGTTACTGGCCCATACCAAATCACTGTCGATGCAGCTGTTAAGGTTAGCCCATGAGCCATTGTTGCAGGATGAGCAATCAATACATGTGGGTCTTTGCCGTTCTGAAAGTTGTGGAATATCTCGTTGCGCTGTCTGGCAGATACCTCGCCATTCACTACACCGACTGACCACTTCTTTCCTAGCTCTCGCTCCAACATGCGTAGCGTACCTGTCAAAGGTACGAATACAATAACTTTACCTCCTACTTCATCTATTACCTCCTCTACTAGTTTCACTCTTGGGGAACAATTCAACTCAATGTGGCGACCATCATCCCCATAGGCTACGCCACAAGCTATCTGAACAAGTTTCTGTAACTTGACCGCTTCGTTGACAGCGGTGATAGTGCCTTCCTCTGCCATCTCAACTACGAAATGACGGAGCATCTTTGTGTAATGGTCTTTCTGTTCCTTAGTTAGATCGACCTTACGCGTCTGGAATACTGTGTCAGGTAGGTCAAAGCACTCGTCTCTTGTGTACCTAACAGCAGGTTGCAGAATATGTTTTACAGTGTCCACTGACTCTGGTCTTGGTATCCACTTCCACTGACCAATCTTCATCATCACCTGTTCTCTGAACGCAGTGTATGTCTTGGTGCTGTATGGACTGTCTACCAACTTAGATAACGCCCAAGCATCTGTTGGGTCATTCGGCGTGGGTGTACCTGTCATCAACCACAAACGTGTTCCTGTGTTCTTGCCCATCCACTTCCTCAAGATCTTGAATCTGTTTGTAGACGGATTACGATAGACAGCAGCCTCATCAACTATCACTAAGTCAAACATACCAACGGTTTCCTCGGATATGATAGGGAAGCCATCATGGTTAATGATAAAGAAGTCAGCATCTACATGTAGTAGCTTCTTCCGTTTAGCCGCAGTACCATGTAAGGTTATATGCTTACGCTCAGGAAAGCCCATAAAGATACCGTCACCCCACACACGTTCCAGTGTGGACAGCGGTGATATAATCAGCACCTTCTTAATAGCACCTGTTTTCATAAGGTAGTCAGCCGCCCATAGTGCAGACTGTGTCTTACCAGTACCAATCTCGTTAAGCACCAGTGCCTTCTGGTTCATAGTTAAAAAGGCGGCAGTCATCTTCTGGTGTTCGTATGGTGTAAACTGACCTACCCAATCATAGTAATATAGAATAGGTGCAGGTGCTTTTATCCCTAGGTTGCGTAGTACCTTTACTTCGTCTTGACCATGCGGTGTCACCACTAGGTCTTTACCTTTGAAGTTAAGTACCTTCGCTGTTGGTATTGTCTCTAACACTCGATTTGGATTTGTAAGGTTTAGTGCTAGAGCCTTTGCTTGCTCTACTACTAACATCCTAACTCCACCCAACTCGTGTCCTGTTGACTCTTAATGTACTGACGAACTTCCTCTATGGTATCTTCGTCATATACGAGAAAGCATTTGCCCCCTGCCATCTCTATCTCCTTCATTGCTTTTACTTGTAGTGCTGTAGGTTTCTTTGTCTTATCCGCCTTGCACTCAATCCCTATAAATCGTCCACTCACTATCGCAACCTTGTCAGGTATACCTGCCCTACCAAACGGCCCTGCTTGGGGGTTGTAATACCAGATGCCCTCTTCCTTTAACATCTTGTCAAGTTTACGTTTTATTTTACCTTCTGGTGTAGATGCCATAAGATTACATACTTGTCAAGTTATATCTGTGCATACTCACACAAACTTTGAGCAGGACAGAACCTACATAGACCACTTGGTTTAGCAGGCCAGTTCTCATGTTCAACTGATTCGTATATCCTATTGATACGCCCCAGTAAGTTTTGCCACATCTCGTCTGATTGCTCTCGACTGTATTCTTCGGTGTCCATCTTCATCTCTTTGAGCCATACGAACGTGGTCTTTATTCGCACAATCTCAGGGAAATGCTTCCACACTTGCAGTGCGAACATCTCAAGCTGTGTAAAGTCTGGTCTACGCTTACCTGTTTTCCAATCAATTACGATTGCTGTATCTTCTTTAATAATCAAAACATCGAGTATGGATCTGAACCATGCGTCATTCGCAAACCAACTTGTTGGTGTAAGGTTCTCCGTCAGTGTCAGCTGTCGCTCTGCGTGTAGCTCTCCACCTCTTGCCATCTTCTCAATGGTTTGACAAAGCACCTCGTACTTCTCAGCCTCTGGCGGCAGGGCTGTGTCGTTCACAAGACGCTGTTCCAGAAACTCATGGATGCGTTCACCGTATCGACTTGCTTCACCGCCTGTATCTTGGACTTCCTTCGTTACTCTTTGGTGGTAGTATCGTTTAGGACAGTTCTCATACATCTTAATTGCTGAAAAAGAATGTGCTATCTGCATCAAAACTCCATAGGGTTGCACCGTGAAGGCGGTATTCGCCACCCACGGTAAAGTTTACTTAGCATCACCATAGTTATAACCTACGCCTGACTCGCAAGCAACAGGTAAATCTCGTGCCCAGCGGGGCGGAGTAGACATTCTTCTCTCAACAAGTTCCTGTGCGTGTGTCTTCTCTTCTTCCAGGCAGCTGATAATGATCTCATCATGTACCTGAAATGCAACGTGGTATGACTGTCCGATAGATGCCATTTGTTCTGCGACCACAATCCTAGCTAGTGCTTGGACTACGTTCTCTGTTACCTTCCCACCGTAGATACGCGTCCAGTCTATCGTTATCTCCTCGCCTGTAGTCACTCTAGCTTTCACTAGTTTCTTATAGGTTCGTGCGTCTGCGATATACTCAAAGCCATCTGGTGTCTGGCGTAGCGCATTATATTGTATGCGTAAGCCACTCGGTAGGATGATGCCGTTGCTGTCAAAGGGCAGTAGGTCTGTAATGTTACCGCTCCCCCCTGCAACCATAGTCGTCAGGGCATGACCGCATTTATTCCATAGGGATACAATCTTGTGGTTCTTCTGTCGGTATAGTCTTACGATACGTTGTGCTTCGTTCTCATCTATATCAACAGAGATTCCTCCCTGCCCAAGTGCAAGCGTGTTACGGAACTTAACATGCCCCATACCATAACCTAACCCAAGTATACAGGTCTTGCCAACGAACCGCTCAATCTTGTCAGCCTTAGTTACCTTCTTACCATAGACCTCAGATGCGAACTCACTGTACACATCACGCCCTTCTCTAAAGGCTTGCACTAGATCATGTTGACCTGCGATGTAAGCAACCATACGAGCTTCTATCTGTGACGAATCACATGCTACTAGTATCTCTCCTATGGGTGCAGTCAGTGCGCTCCGTATTGCTCCGTTGCGTGGTAGGTTCTGTAGGTTAAGTTTATCTCCACCGCTAAACCTACCTGTATGTGCGCCATAATAATTAAGCATGATAGGTAATGCACCACGTTCAGCCACCTTCATCAGGTTTTCAGTGCGTGTCTCTTCAATGGTGGATTTAGTACCTAGCCTTGCCGCCACTAGGTTTTGTATGCGTGGGTCAGGGTGGTCAAGTAAAGCAGTGAACTCCTTGTCTGTCTTAGCAAAGGCATATGTTTCTTTACCTGTGCGTAGACTTGTTTTCATGGGGGGTTCAACACCTACCGTAGTAAGTAGCTTGGCGAATATCTGGTTAGACATGAGGGCTTTCTTTACTTTGTCCTCGCTCAATCCTTTGAGTGCCAAGTCCTCAATCAGCTTTCGCTTGTCTGCCTTTACCTTCTCCAAGTGCTGTGCAAGCACATCCGTGTCAAGTTGTATAACAGGTTGGGTATACATCCGTAGCGTCTGGTCAATGACCATTAGCTCAGACACAGGAAAGCCTACCTTTAGTTTTTGGAATAGTTGATACGTCAGGTCTACGTCCTTGATGCAGTACGCAGCATACCTGTCAAGTTGTTCTGGTGTGAAGTCCTTCCTGTGACGGCCCAGATTATTAAACACTTCATCGCCCTTCTCACCTAGCTTGTAGTGAGAGGCTAGTGCTTTCAATGAGCCACCTACTGTAGCGTTGTGTAGGGGTCTTGCCATAGACATGGTGTCGAGCCAGAACTTAGGCTTGATTCCATAGTGCCATGACAAGATAGCCCCATCAAACGCAGTGTTGTGAGCAAGTATCGCCTTGTCAGAATAGTCTAACGAGTTGAGAAACTTGCCCACATTATCACCGCTGTACCAATCAGTAGGGAAGTCGTTCACCTTGACGCATACACCTATCACCTCAAAGCGAGGGTCACGAACATAGGCTTCCGTTGTCATCTTCGACAACGAATACTCCCTATCATAATAGGTTTCAAAATCAATGGTGACGATGTCCATGTTACAGACCCTGTCCTTCTGCCAATGGTATCTTTTCATTGGTCAGGTCTGCGAACTCAACATTCTCTGTACCAATCTCTCCACCGCAAGCCATATAACCTGCGCCATCGACCCAGTTGTCTGCATGACATGGATTGTTTTTAGCACGAGACACTTTGACTAGTGTCATCATCAGGGCAACATCACTGCCAGTTAGGTTGTGCCATCTACCCTTGAGGTATGCGTTCCACAAGTCAGCAATACAACCGAGGTTATCGGCCATAGTGCCGTGTGTTTTCTCACGAGCATCTGTTGTCAGGCGTGTTGCCTCCTGTAGGATCTCAGCCCTACCCATAGGTTTAGGAAATCCTTCGCCCTCGTTGAGGCTAGGTTCAATCATCTCTTCGATTGTGAACTCGTCTTCCTCTTGTTGGAATATTTCCTTTGGTGTGCCTATGCTGTTCATTAGTTTATTAACATAGGTATACGAAACACCTGTAGCTTTAGCTACTTGCTTAGCTGTGGCTAATTTGTTCTTCAACAGGTAAGCCCATACCTTTTCCTTCTTAGACTTCTTACGTCTAGCCATTACTTCCTCCTATACTACAACCTTACTCCCTTGTAAGGTATAACATGATACACCTTTACCACAATGTAAAGAATATTCGTTAGCAATCTGCACAGCTTCTTCTGCTGTCGCTCCCATTGCCATTGCGCCAAGCGCATATTCTCTACCTTCTCCGAAAGCCATAGGTGCTGATAGCTCTACGGATGTTCCGTTAGTTGACCAGACGGACAGACCTTTTTTAGACACGACAATAAGTTCTGCTGTGTTAGGCTGTACGTCTAGCGCGGCGGGGTCAGCACCACTTACAAACCAATCTCGCATCTTTAGTATACTGCCCAGTACTCCTATGCCTGATACGATAGAGGGTCTGTTTACATACACCCATCCTAGTTCCGAACCCTTCATGTCTTTCTTTTCTTTATGGTTTACATACCAAGCCTTCTCTGCCTCCCACTTCATAGAGCCATCATTGGCCTGTCTATCAGTGGCTAAGGTCTTTCCATCCCATACTACAACTGTCATTCTATTACCTCTGGTCTACTCTTTGGTCTTATTATCTTTGATCTGGTGGTAGATACTTCACACCGCATTGAGATGTCATTGCCATACAGGTCATAAATATAATTATAAAAGTTATCTACACTCCTGCTTTGCATAGCCTCTATGCAGTGCCTTTCGTTTTCGAACCACGCAACTGTTTCAATATTATAATCTTGCACACTGTATGCTATTACAAGTGCTGTAAAGTATTCAATCATTTCTCTCTCCAAGCAACATTGAAATGTAACCATCCTCTAAATGGATACCAAAGCAACACACTATTATATTTCTTACAGTCCTGATTCACACACTGGCGTACACTAACAGACCTAAGATATTTAAACGGCCCTCTACCCCAATGGTTATGCCTTGTGATTTTGCCACAAGCAGGACACTCTGGATGTGTTGCTTTGGTTAGCTCCATTCACTCCTCTATGAAACTGGTTGCAGTTCGTCCTCAAACACACCAAATCTCCTACGCAGTGCGATACTCTGCCCATTACATACATGCTCTAGTGCTTTGAGTATATGACTACCTTCAGGTTTACGACTCATGTAGTAACCATCTGTAGTAGTCTGTGCTAGACCTTTGAGTAACTCAGGTGGGAACTCGTTCTGACGTATGCATCGTTCGAGTAAGTCTAGCCACTGGTTTGAATCCCACTGTGGTTGTTGCCAATCCCATCGGTTCTTCTGTGCTTGACGTTCTTCCCACATCTGGTCAATGATACCATCGAAAGCATGAACTCTGACACGAGCTTTGATACCTTTCTTGAAAGCAGTCAATGCTCTGCGCCACTTCTTACGTTCCTCTGGCTTCTCGACTAGTCTTACATCTGGCTGTGGATTGAGACACTCACCGCTTATCATATCGAACTCAATACCTTGGAAGTAGTACGCTTCTGCTCTCATCACTGGCAGGTAGTGACCATACATCTCCCAATATGCAGGTGTATGGCGTGTGTATGGGTCTTTGTTTTCTACGTTCTCAGGGTCAGCTTCGTACAGCTTCTGCATCTTCTTCTGGACAATGTCTACACCTGCAATGCGATAGAGACCTGTCTTATGGCGCACAGTAGTAAACGGTAGCCACCTGTGTATTGACGACACTAGCGTTTGGGAATGAGACCTGAAGGTGTGTTCCTCGGCAACGAACGTCAACTTGTTGTCAGGCGTCAGCCGACATAGGTCTGGCGTATCAGAGTAACTCTGCAACTTGAATACAAATGTGCCGTTACCCTCCTTGAACATACGCAACCAACCAGTGATAGGCTTCCCTTTATGTGGGCTACGCACCCTTGACCATAGTCTCTCGGCTTTCTCATAGCTGTCTACACCTTTAGGTGTTATGCTTAACCAACTGCTCATAGTTTCCTCCATACCCAATGATTTTGAAGTAGTTTGATTTTATCCAGTAAACGCTCTCGCTTGTATATTCTCTCCTTATCGTTAAGCGAACCCAACTCAGGGTCTTGCGTTTCCAGTACAGTCCTATCGACTGGGGGATTATAGGCTTCTACAGCCAGAATAATCTCATCTATATCGACATTGTTCAGAATAGAATGGTAGATGTATTCCCCCTTGTGGAACTCGACCATATCTGTCAATGACTGGTGACTGTTTGACCAATGCTGATTAAGCTCAGCCCTTGATGAACACTCTTTCTTACGCTGTTGTTCAGCGTAGTCCTTAGTGTGTTTAAGCACAGTTTTCAGTGCAATCCATTGTTCTTTCCGCATTGTTACCTCGTTAGTTTGGAAAATGTTACTGCCGCAGTCATGCCCTTGATGTCCATGCTATCGACATCTATCTCAGCTTTCTTGCGTTCTACTATCTTCTTGTGGCGTGTTTTAGCTTCGTCAGGAACTAAATCCCACAGTGCAGGGAAAGCCTTCAGTGCAGGAGCCAACGTAGAATATGTTTTCATGAGTGTGTTGATACCCTCTAGGAACTTCGCTTGCTTAGCTTCCACTTCGAATATCTTACGAACATATTCTTTGAACTCAGGCTTGAGCCAATCCCAACGGCTGTCACGAAAGTCAGCTTTGTTAGACCGCCACTCTGATTTGTAGCCTGTAACCTCTGCTTGAAACTGATGAGGCCAACGCATAGGCTTACTGAAAGTTAGAGTTATCTCATCACACTCATAAGCTTTACTAGAAAACTCAGCGGTCTGGAATACATCCTCTGGCGCATTAGAGAACCCTGAGAATACTAACGCTGTCTCTTCTTTCATTGCATAGGGTGGCAACGAATTGAACTTAGAGATAACGTCAGAAGGGAAAAAGGACTGATACATTTTATCAGCCCAGTGTGCAGGTACATCCGCCTTAGCCTCGTCGAGGGCTTTGGTAAACATAGCCCTCGCATTGTTACGAATGTCTTCACATAGTGAATCGGAAAATCTTACAGTAGCCATAGTATTATACCTCCATCTTTACTACTTCGCCAAACGGCACTTGGTCTTCATCAGTGGTTGAAATCCACAGTACAGGATAGTCTGGTGTATCACCAAAGTCGTCACAGTACAGGTCAGTCAAGAACACACAAGCAACAGGGTTGATGTCATGCTCTTGCATGTATCGAAAGCAAGGACTGAACGCAGTACCACCACCTCCATGTGGTTGGATTACAGGTGATTCGTTCTGCTCATACATGTCATAGTGTGATACCTCAGAGTCAAAGTAGAGAACATGTATCTTCTCAGGATGCAGATCCTCATGGACTTTGATTATCTCTGCCGCATACTGGTTGAGTTCCTCTTGCCCAATAGAGCCAGAGCAATCGACACAGAAGGCTACCTCGCCTAGTGCTTCGCCAGTTATACTAGGCAGATACAATCCTTGCTGTATGAACCTACGATTAGGTCTTGAAAAGGTGCGGTCATTGGTACGCTTCTTGACGAGAAAGTTAGTCATCACTTCAGCCCAGTTTACTTTGGGTTGCAGTATCTCATCGACCAGACGCTCTAGTCCTGCACTCATCTTGCCCATCATCTTGGCGGCTTGAGCCGCTTGAGCAACCTTGACTTTCCACTCTGCCGCTTGCTGTTCTAGTTCAGCAGGTGAACCCTCGCCATCTTGACAGTCATCAAGTGGGTCATCTGTACCCTCTGGTGTGTCTGGTAGAATCTTGTAGATACCATCACTAGTACCGCCACCTGCATCATAGATGTCGTCACTCAACAGGCCACAGTCAGGCATCTTACCAATGCCCTCATCTGACAACAGCTTGTTGATGACATAGTCTGCGGCTTGATTCCACTTGCGTGGTTCACGACTCTGTCTGCGGAAATTATGCTCCATCATAGGATGCATACACTCGTGAGCGATGAGGAACTTTAGCTCCTCATCATTCAACTCATCACAAAAGTTAGGATTAAACACGACTTGCTTGCCGTTAGTGGCGGCAGTCGGTACATCCTCAGTCAGCTTGAACGGCATGTTCATAGCAACATTGCCAATGAACGGATGCTCAAGCACAAGAGCAGTCTTACACTTGCTCAGTCTTCTACTAATCTCCATTGTTAGCTCCCATAAATGCGCCCATCTTAGCCATGATAGCCTTAGCTTCTGCGGCTTTATCACGACGTAGGTCAGGGTCATTGCGTAATGCATCAGGATGATGCTTGGTTAGTGATTGCTCAACCTCTTGACGCATAGCCTCAAGGTTGGGGTCATCGGTGAAGTTCAGCCTAGTAAGGACAGAACATATCTCCCTAGTATTCTCGACAAGAGTGTCACGAAATACAGCTTTGGGATCATCTAGCTTCTCAGCCATGTGCTTCACTCGGTCATGCAGTCTGTTCCATGCTTCCTTCATGGCGTTTTGAGATGCATCAACAACCCTGCGCTCAACGTCAGCAGTGATACGAGCAAGCTCTTCCTCTGCAACGTCAACTCTGAAGTCACCGTCTGGTACTGGCATGATTGACATATCCATATTGAACTTAGATGCAACTTCATCTTGTGGTGGATAGTCTGCCTCGTTGTACAACGTGTTGAGAGATACACGAGCATGGGTCTTGAGTCGCATATACTCGGACAAGAACGAGTTAACTACCATCTGCCATTCATACTTCTCCTTGCGGAAGTCAGTCATAAAAGACAGGTAGTTTGCACTAGGCAAAATCTGCGTACCGTCAATGCCCCACGGTAGAGTGTTTGCATAGTACTTCTTGCGGATGAGTGTAGACTTCTGGTGTACATTAGTCAGAAAGTCATTCATCGGAAGCAGAGACTTGTTGTATCTGCCTGATTGTACAGCCGCATTATTGGCTGAGGCTACCTGTTCGGTAGCCTTCTTGTCGTACTTACGAGCAGTCCATTGGGATATGGATAGCTGTACGAGTAGTGCTTTATCTGATAATTTCATAGTTACCTCCGTTTCTAGAATAGCACATCTTGGTGGTTAACAGCCCAGTTAGTAAACGCTTGCGTCGAGGCTAGCTCAGGCTTCTTACGAGCCGCATATGATACGGTTAGTACAGAGAACTCTGGCTCCATACGTTCCGCATAAGTACAAACACGTTCGAAGTTGTTCTCAGTTGCTCGTTCTGCAAGAGAGCCACACAATGCGTAGCAAGTAGCAGGGTCAGTCGGAACATCAGCAGTCTTAGGATTCATGATGATGTTGTCAGGGTTAGGTAGCTTACGATAGATCCGTATAAAGCCAACAAACTCTGCCGCTGCACCTTCACCTACAGCACCCTTGAAGCATTCGAACTCAGCCTCAGGACTGACAGTGCCAAGTATTGCACTGACACCCTCGACCCAAGAGCGTGGTGTAGGATTCTGTTCACGCTGAGCATCGAAGTCATGCAGTAGTGCAGGACGAAAGCCAATGAATGAAACGACCTCTGGCTTGACCTCATTGTCAATCATCCACCGACGAGAGTCGTCAAGGTGTGTGTCTAGTTCGATGACAGTCTCACGGTTAGCGAGGTGGGTAAGTATCTTCTGAGCACCTGCTCTGTCCTCTTTCCTGTTGCCAGTAGAGACGACAGTCCAACCTGCTTTGAGCTTGACACCATGCAGTGTTCTAGCTTGCTGAATATTGGCAAGCACTTTCTGCAAGTCATCACCTGCTTGATTACGATCATCGAAGCAGAGAATACCAAACTCAGGTATGTCATCACGACCAACAGCAGGGTACCAATCAGGTAGCTTGTATCCGAATGACTCACCGTCAGTGGCAACGTCAGGGATACCGAAGTCCTCGACTAGCATCGTTGGCATGTGCTTCTCGATGTAGCCAATACCCATCTCCTGAGCAGCTGTTCTCACAATGGTTGTCTTACCACCGCCAGGAGCACCGACGATAGACAGCGGACGTTTCATAGGAAATAAATCCTTGATAGTTTGTTTTAGTAGTTCGGCTCGCATTTATAGTACCTCCTTATATGCTTGGAACTTATTATGGTCAGGGCCATAGGACACTTTCATGTCCTTAGTTCGTTGTGCTTTAGCACTACCTTTGTTACTGAAGAATAGTGGCTTACCATTATCTCCATTAACGATAGCTCCACTCTTGATGTACCGAAGTACAAAGAGTTTCAGTGCGGACTTAGTCATGTGTAGTTACCTCCATGATTTGTGTTAGTGTTAAGCATGAGTTCGTCTCAGTCCATAACGACTCATCCCATGTTTCACAGCCAAGAATTAAATTGATGGCTATGAAGGCGATAAGAAAACCTACCGCTACGGCTAGCAGTAGCCCTCCGATAATCTCTACACTCCTAGAAAGCATAGAGACCAAGCTCGAAGTAACCGTCGATAAATGCGAGAATACCTGCCGCTAGTGCAGACAGTAAAACCCACCAGAACATGTCACCTTTCATCGAACATACCTCCCTTGTTATTGACACCCTTCAAATCCTCAGGATTAGTGAAGAGCATATAGTTTGACTTGTGCAGTGGAGCGACAGTATAGACTCGCTCTCGTGCAAGCTTATCCCCACAGACTAGACAAGTGTCATAGCCGAGGGCTGAGCGACGAGGATGAACCTCGCCACTACAACGAACACACTCAACGGATGACATAGAGAAACCCCTTACGTTGACAGTTCTCAATATGCCATTCAGATGGCATGTCGTATTCTTCCTGAGTCAAGTTCCACACTAGGAAGTTACCTGTAAAGTAACCTAGAATGCCTGACTTAGTGCGTGATAAATAAACTTCTTGCATAGCAACCTCATTGATAGAGTTAGTAGAAACACGAAAAGGGAACGCCATTGAATGACGCTCCCTTAGGGGTGGATTAAAGAGTGACAATGTTATCGTCAGCCTTCTTGACCTGTGTTACAGGGCCAGCAATAGTCATCTTAGGCTTGCCCCATTTACCTGCTCTAACGACAGGTGTATCACCACGCTTTACAGCATCAGATACATGGTCAGCATGAAGAACTTTACTATCACGCTCAATAGTCTGGTTGACATTGGGGATATAAAAGTCCCAACGATTAAAGCCTGCATTAGGATTAGCATCACAGAATGCCAGAGCAGAAGCTAGACACTCACCTGCTGTTTCAGCAGTGTACTTACCCTCAGGATGAGGCTTGAGTTCAAGAAGCTCAGTAGTCTTGTTGAATTGTAGATTAAAGTTACCTTCAAAAGTCTTAGTCATAATGACCTCCAGTTAGTGTTAAGTTTAAAGACCCTCTAAGAGGGGTGGCACAACGCCGACCCAAAACTTGACACAACCGAGCCGAGTTGTCAAGTTTGCCCCACCTTTAGATTTGATAGGTATCTATAGAGTCAGACTAGAGAGGGGGGCGCAGATTAAGAGTATCTATTGAGAACAGATACTGAGAAGATGAGGATAATCAGGGGGTTAAGTGTAAGGTATCTAAACTATCTAGTTATTTCGGAATAATGTGGTGCTACGCGCAAATAGTATTATCACTGGATATTTAAGTTTAGGAAAG